GAGGTGAAGCCGTGACGCTGAGCAAGTCTGAGCGCATCCTGGCGGCCATTGCCACAGCCCTGGCCCCCACGGCTGGCATCAGCGGCAAGGTCTTCAGGGATCGCTGGGAAGCGGTAGCCCGCAATGAGATGCCCTGCATCGTGGTCGAGCCGCAGGGCGAATCCGACGAGGTGCCTGATGTTGGCCCGGTGAACACCGATTTGGTGGTGTTCATTGATGTGCTGATCAGCGGCGCACCGTTGAGCACCTTGGCCGATCCAATCCGGGTGGATGCACACAGCCGCCTGATGGCCGCCACGTTCACCGGCCTGGGCGTGATTCACGTCTATCCCCAGAGTCGGCAGTGGCAGGCCGAACCGGGCGAAATCGGGATCCTGAGCTGTTCCTATTCTGTGAGGTATAGGAGCTCCCTTTCGGATCTCACGGCATGACCGCCAAGCCCCTTCCGCCCAGGCCCACCACTGCCGGCACCTTCCTGCTGGTCGATGGGGAATGGGTCAACCAATCCCCCGCTAAATCCCTCGAGGTAACGACCAATGGCCCTGACTCGCCGCCAGATCTTGATGGTGAAGAAGGAAACGAGCTACGGGGTCAGCCCAAGCACAGCCGGGACTGATGCTCTGCTGGTGCTGAACCCCCAGCTCACCCCGCTCGATGGTGATCTGCTGGAGCGCGAGATCATCGACAGCAGCTTCGGCCGCGTGCGCTCGCGGATCATCGCGATGCGCAAGATGGGCCTGCAGTTTGACGTGGAAGCCGCAGGCTCCGGCACCGCTGGCACCGCGCCGAAGTACGACCCGCTCCTGCTGGCCTGTGGATTTAACTCCACCATCGTGGCCAGTACATCGGTGACCTACGCGCCGATCAGCACCACGCCAGATAGCTGCGAGCTCTATCACAACTGGGACGGCAACAAGCACCAGGGGCTGGGCGCCCGGGGCACGTTTGATCTGGCGTTTGAGGCCGGCCAGATCCCGAAGTTCAGCTTCAACATGCAGGGCATCTACCAGGCCCCCACGGACGTGGCCTTCCCTAGCCCGACCTACACCAACCAAGCCGCCCCGGTGGCGTTCGATTCCACCAACACCGCCACGGTGACGGTGGCAGGTCTGTCGGCTTGTGTGGCGGCGTTCAACCTGTCGCTGGGCAACCAGGTCGAGTTCTTCGACCACGCCGGCTGCACCAAGGCGGTGCGCATCACCGATCGCATGGTGGAGGGCAGTATCACCATTGAGCGGCCTGATGCCTTGAGCACGAAAGACTTCTATGCGCTCGCCATCGCCGGCACCACCGGCGGCATCAGCTTCACCCATGGCACCGTCGCCGGCAACCGCCTGGCGGTGAGCGTGCCCACGGTCAACTGGGGCCCACCCAAGCCCGCCGATATCCGCGGCATTGCCGGCCTGGAGATCCCCTTTGTGGCGCTCCACACCGCCGGCAGCAGCGACGAGATGTCACTGGCCTTCACCTGAGCCCAGCGGCTCAGGCTGGCGATTCTGATCTACACCACCACGCACCATGTTTGAGATCGACAAGGGCGACAGCTACGAATGGACGGTCACGCTTGGCGAGCCGTCCAACCGGACCAACAAAAGCGAGACCTTCACCGGCCGCTTCCGGCGCCTGAGCCAGCCGCGAATCGATGAGATCAACGAGGCCATTCGCCAGCGGATGATCGCCTCCACGGCCGGCGAGCCAGTGGACGGGATGATCGACGACATGCAACTGGCCGATGAGATCCTGACCGGCTGGAGCGGCATCACCAGCGGCGGCCAGCCGGTGGAGTTCAGCGAAGGCCTGAAGCAGGAGCTGATTGCCCGGGCGTCGTTTGCTGCGGCGATCGTCGAGGCCTGGAATGATTCGATCGTTGGCGGGCGAAAAAAAACCTCGCGGATGCCGCAAGGCATTTCCTGAGCGGGGGTAGTGGTGACGACCTGGCAGCAGCTGCAGCGGACTGGGGCCTGGAGCTGCCAGAGGAGGGGATCGGCCCCAGGTCGTTCCTGGTCTGGCCTGAGAACTGGGAGGCGGTGACCATGTTCAGCCGTCTCCAGACCCAATGGCGCACCGGCCCGCGTGGCCCAATCGGCCTGGACTATGGCGCCGCACAGTGGCTCTTTAGCCTGTGTGGAGTGACCCAGCCGCTGGCGCTGCTTGAGGACATTCAGACCATGGAAGGCGCCTACCTGATGGAGCTCTACAGCTGATGGCCAACCTTGACGCGATCCTGAAGATCAGCGCCAAGGGCGACGCATCGGGCCTGGCTGGGCTGAGCGCTGGAATCAAGGGGATCCAGAAAGCCGGCGAGCAGGCGAACAGCGCACTTGGCGGCATGGGCAAGATCCTCGGCAGCGTGACCGGTGGCGTGCTGGCCCTGGGCGCCGGCCTGTCCGCTGCTGGTGTGGTGGCCTTCGCCAAAGGCGCAATCGATGCCGCCGACAACATGCGCGACCTGTCGCAGAAGACAGGCGTCAGCGTTGAGAACCTGAGCCGATTCCAGCAGGCGGCGCAGATGGCCGGCACCGATGTGGAAGCCGTCGGCAAGGGCCTGGTGAAGCTGGGGCGCAACATGGTCGAAGCCGCCACCACAGGCAAGGGGCCGGCCGCCGAGGCGCTGAACTACCTGGGCATCAGCGCAGTTGATGCCACGGGCAAACTCAAGAGCGCCGACCAGGTGATGCTGGAGGTCGCTGACAAGTTCCAGCGGATGCCCGATGGGGCCAGGAAAGCCCAGCTTGCGATCGACCTGCTCGGCAAGTCTGGCGCCGACATCATCCCCATGCTCAACGGCGGGCGCCAAGCCATCGAGGGCCTGGCCGCCACGATGAGCACGGAGTTCGCCAATAAGGCCGACGCCTACAACGACAGCCTGGCGGCCACCAAGGCCGTGTTTGGCCAGATCGGCATGGAGATCGCCAACCAGCTGCTGCCGTACCTGAGCAGCGCGGTGGATTGGATCTCGAAGGTTGGCATCGGCTTTCGGGATTACATCGTGGCCAACAGAGAAAAGATTCAGCAAACTATTGAAACGCTCGGCAGGATTGGCGAAGCGCTGATCCCATGGGTCAAAGGCTTGCTCTTGGTTGTTGGGGCCTACAAGCTGGTAGAAACAGCCATCAAGAGCGCCATCGCCGCAAAGGCCTTGCTCGATTTGGTCAGTGGGCCCGCTGGGTGGCTGAAGCTGATCGCGTCGGCCGGTCTTGCGGCTCTTGCCTACGGCAAGATCAGCGAAGCGCTCAAGGGTGTTGGGTCTGACACCGACAAGGCGGTGAATGATCTCAAGCTGCTTGCTGAAGGGATGCGAACTGGCGCAAGCGCGGCCGGCGGGCTTGAACCACCCATCAACAACGCCAAGCAGCAGCAAGAAGCGTTCAACGCTGCCATTGACCAGAGCAACGCCAAGTACAAACTGCTTACGGCAACAATTGACGCCACGTCTCAAACCATTCAGCAAGTGGGCAGCCTCAGAGATGCCGAACTTAACGCAAATGTTGCAATCAACAACGCGGCAAAATCAATCCTTGAATACAAGCTCGGCCAAACCACGACGGACAGGCAGAAGATTCCCATCCTGCTGGAGATAAAGCAGATTGAGCTTGAAAACGCCAGGTTGCAAAAAGAGGCGCTGGACGACCAGATCCATCAAGAAACTGAGATCATAAACCTTAAGCGGCAGAAAGCATGGCAGGAGCTTCGCAGCGCGCAAGCTGCGCTGGCAACGGCTGCTGCTTACGGACAAAAAACCGACAAGCTCCAGGAGCAAGTGAACTTAATGAAGGTGGCGGCCAACTCGGCGGACACCGAGTACAGATTCCAGCAGCAAATCGGCGCGCAAAAGTCCCGTGGCGCCCAAGCCGCTTACGACGCCCAACGGCAGGTGATTGGGTTCGGCATCAATGAGCTTCAACGCCAAGCCGCCAACCTGCCCACCGGCCAAACAGTAAATGGCGCCCCCGTCCGGAGCGATGGCCGAACCGGGATGCTGGTGAATGGAGTCCTGACCTATGCCGGCGGCGGCTACACCGGCAACGCCCCCCGCAGCGGCGGCCTCGACGGCCAGGGCGGGTTCATGGCGATGCTGCACCCCCGGGAAACGGTGATCGACCACGCGCGGACCGGAGCCGGCGGCGGCGTGCCCAACGTCACCATCCAGACCGGCCAAGTCCTGCAGATGCCCGACGGCTCGCAATGGGTGTCTATGGCTGACCTCG